AGTTCCTAAGCCAATCGGATTTACTCCTGTTTGAAGAAATGAAGAAGAACCCAAGACGATATGCCGTTGCCGGAGAAGGGGATTGGGGGGTTGTTGATGGGCTTGTGTACGAAAACTGGAAGGAACAAGTGTTTGACTGTGCTGAAATCAGGAATCAAGAAGGAGTGGAGGCTGCCTTCGGTTTGGACTTCGGGTATACAACGGATCCTGCTGCATTATTCTGTTCAGTAGTGAATCAGAAGAATAAAAAAATATATGTGTTCGATGAGTTGTATCAAACAGGGCTAACCAACCAACAATTAGCTAAGCGCATCGAAAGCATGGGGTATGCTAAAGAACGAATAAGAGCCGATGCAGCCGAGCCTAAGAGTATTGAAGAATTGTACCAGGCAGGGATATCCCGAATTGTAAAGTCCCGAAAGGGTAAGGACAGTGTATTAAACGGGATTCAGAAAATACAAAACTACGAGCTAATAATTCACCCTAGGTGTGTGAACTTCTTACAAGAAATAAGTGTGTATCAATGGGCGAAAGACCGTTTTGACAGATATACGGGGAAGCCGGAAGACAATAACAATCACTTAATGGATGCTATGCGGTATGCCTGTGAAGATATTGGAGTAGAACGGTTCTCGTTTGATTTGGGGGTATAGAATGTTTTGGACTGACATAATAAATCGAGCGTTGCGTGATAACGCACCGATGAGTAAGCGACAGTTTTTGAGTCGTGAGTTGCAAAAGTGGATAAGCAGCAAGGAACGCAAGGCTATGATAACAGGCCGCCAATATTACCAAGGCGAGCAAGATATATTACGTAAAACTCGAGCCGTAACTGACACAGGCGGCAAAACAGTGGTGCTGGCCAATTTGCCTAACAATAAGATTGTGGACAATCGTTTCGATGACCTTGTTGATCAGAAAGTGAATTACTTACTGGCAAAACCGTTCGTCGTAGGAACAGACGACGAGGACATAAAAGACGTCTTTACACCGAGTGTACGGCGTAAGCTCAAGAGTGTAGGGAAAGACATGTTGACCGGTGGCGTTGGGTATCTGCATCCGTATATCGACGAATCAGGGGCGTTGCAGTTTAAGCGTATGAAGCCCGAACAGGTACTGCCGTTCTGGAGCGATGAAGAACGAGAACGCCTTGATGCCTTTGCTTATGTATACGAGATTGACGTGTATGAGGGAATTATGGACCGCAGAATGACCAAGGTTGAATTTTACGACCGTACGGGCGTTCAGTATTACGTGTATGAAAATGGCAGTCTTGCCGATGACCGAGACCGTGAAAGCACGGCGAATTTTGCCATTGATGACAAGCCGTACAACTGGAATAACGTGCCGCTTATCGTCTTTCGCATGAATGAAGAAGAGCAGCCGTTAATCGCCAAGGTGAAGAGCTTGCAGGACGCACTCAATACGATGCTGTCGAACTACGCCGACAATATGCAGGAAGACATCCGCAGCACGATTCTTGTTATCAAGAATTACGACGGTACCGAGCTTGATAGCTTTCGGGCTAACCTAGCACAGTACGGAGCAATCAAGGTCCGGACAGTCGACGGGGTAGAAGGTGGCGTGGAAGCTCTTCATATTGAGGTGAACGCAAGCAATTATGAGGTCATTATTAAGTTGCTCAAGAAGGCAATCATCGAGAATGGCCGAGGGTTCGATAGTAGAGATGATCGCATGAGTAACAACCCGAATCAGATGAACATAACGTCGATGTACTCAGACATTGACCTCGACGCAAACGAAATGGAAATGGGCATTCGTGAAGGACTCGACCGGATGTTGTGGTTTATCAATACCTATAGGGGCTTAAGCGGCAAAAAGGCTGTTAAGGATGTCGATTTTACGTTTAATCGTGATTTGCCGATGAACGAGGGTGATATTATTACGAATTGCCGCAACTCCGTAGGCATTATCAGCAATGAAACCATTCTCACTAATCACCCGTGGGTTAACGATGTAGCCGAAGAAATGAAGCAGTTAGAGGCCGAAAAGGCGATAAACGAACCCGATTATATAGGTGATGACCATGCCGAGTAATTACTGGACGAAGCGGTACGAAGACGAATCCGAACGAGCCTTTGGGCTTGGTAAGATGACAAGTAAAAATCTACGTGAACAGGCCGATGTAATCATCAGGCGTATGGAGAAGAACGTAAACGACTGGTATCAGCGGTATGCCGATGAGAACGGTATAAGCCTTGCCGATGCTCGTAAAGAGTTAAATGCGAGGGAGTTAAAGGCCTTCAAGATGACGCTTGAAGAATATCGCCGACAGGCCGAGCAAGAGGGGTTATCGGAAGAGCATCAGAAAATGCTAAAACAGGCGTCTATACGCAAGCGGCTCGACCGTGAGCAGGAGTTATATATCAACACAGTTCACGAGCTTGAACGGTGGGCAAAGACTCAAGACACCGATATATCGGATCTACTGAATAAGGTATACGAAAGCTCGAATTATCGTACTGCACATCTTACGCAGACAATGAAGGGCGAATACAGTTCTTACGGACAAGTTGACCCGAATACGGTACAACGCATTATTCATTCTCCGTGGGCACCTGACGGCAAAGACTTCTCTGAACGCATATGGGACAACCGAAAGAAGTTGGCTAAGACAATGCAAAACGAATTTACACAGGCGATGATAATAGGCCAAGGCACGGCCGATATATCGAAGGCCATTGCGAAAAATATGAACACGTCGTATGGCAATGCCAACAGACTGGTCGAAACGGAACTCGCACGGGTACATTCACAAGCGTTTATGGACTGCATGGCCGAACTTGACGTTGACGCTGTGGAGATATTGGCCACACTCGACAGCAAGACAAGCCCTATCTGCCGTCGTATGGACGGTAAGGTCGTACAACGTAAGGACGCAAAACCCGGGGTTACGATACCGCCATTTCACTGTCATTGTCGAAGCACGACGGTTCCGTGTTTAGGCGACGACCTTGCCGATATTGCCGGAAGCGGAACAAGGGCCGCAAGGGATCCGAAGACGGGTAAAACGGTATTCGTTGAGGGTGAACTAGATTATGGTGAGTGGGAAAAGCGGTATATAAGCGAAGGTCGCATAGACGATGGGAGAAAAATCACGCCGACCGACGAGGGTAAGACCTCACAGGCGCAGGTAAAGCAAATGGGAAGTTATGAGGCGGGGATTGAAAACGCATACCAAAAGGCCTTGGCTCATGGTAAGAGAACCGGAACCGAGGGGTTATTTTGGAGAGATAAAAAAGGAGACGTGGCGTATCCTGATTTAAGCGGAGATAGTAGTTCGGTTGTGTTTCCTCCTGAATTGGTGCGATTTTTAGAGAAGCTCCCCGCAAAATCAGTGGATTGCGTTCATAATCATCCACGCAGCTCGTCTTTTTCGCCCGATGACTTAATCGTTATGTGTGACTTCGAGAGTATTGACAAGATGCTTGTGATTGGGCATAATGGAATTAAATACAAGGTATCCATAGGTACTGGAGACCGCCCCTACCCAGCCGAAATTAAGGCTATATACGAACAAGTAAAATGGGAGTATAAAGGGTTCTACGAACGGATGACTGCGGCAGGGTTTAGCGAGCAAGCGATATGGCAAGCTATTAGTCATAAAATCACTATAAGGATGGCTGAAAAATACGGGTGGGAATATGAAAGAACAAAACCAAGAAAATAAAAAACAAGTAAAAGTAGGGGTTTGGCCTGGAGAAATGCCTTGTCCCTATGGTAATACGAAAGAGTACCGTGAATGGGAAGAACGAAGCAAGACGTTTGAAAAGTATATTAATGAGATTCGCAAAGCCTAAAGCACCTATTTAAATAGGTGCTTTTTTAGTACACGGGGAGGTGAATACAATGGAAAAAACGACCAAAAGTATATTCATCGATAATGGCACTTTATATGCCGTGCGCGGCGAGTCACGGTACAAGCTGGCCGATTGCAAGGCTCGTATCGAAGTGTGCAAGAGTGTATCCAAATTGCCGATGATTGGCGGCACAAGGGTAGACAGACGGTATTTGACTGTGTTGGTCACGTTCGATAATCTGGCAAGCAATATTGATGAACGGGTATCGCTGGTGCAGTTTAAGGGCGAGGCCTTGCGGCAAGACGGGTTTATTGAAGAGCTGTTTTTTAATCGCTGCCTGTTGATGTCGGAATGGGATCCCGAAATGAAGGGTGAATGTAAATTCGAGGTGCAATGCACAACCGAGGAAGCCCGAAAGTTAATAAACGAGTTTTAATTCAATATTTATTTCAGCACTCACCATTGTGGGTGCTTTTTTCATGCCTTTTTAGTATTGCAGGCGAAAAAGAACAAGACCGTAGCGAGTGGTGTAGCACTCGAAAATAAAGCGTAACAGGAAGGAGTCATAAGAATGACGAAAGAAGAATTAAAGGCGTTAGGCGTAACGGACGAAGCTGCGGATAAGATTGTGGAAGATTACGGCAAGAATTACGTATCAAAAGCACAATTCAACGCAACGAACGAAGAGAAGAAGGCAGCCAAAACGGAACTGGCACAAATCAAAACGGAACTTGACGGCTTAAAAGAAAAAGCCAAAGGTAACGAGGATTTGAGTAAGCAAATCGAAGACCTCAAAAAGCAAAGCGAAGCCCGTGAACAAGAGTATGCACAGAAGGTAAAAAACATGGAAATCGACGGGATTGTCGACCGTGCTTTATTAACGGCAAAGGCCAAGAGCGTAAAGGCCGTGCGTGCCTTGCTCGACCTTAACGATGCAGAGGTTGAGGACGGGAAAATCAAGGGCCTCGATAAGCAGATTGAGAAGCTCGTAACGGAGGCCGGGTATCTCTTCGGTGACGATAAGCCGAACGTAAGGGGGGCAACGCCTGGAGACCCTGGCGGAAACAAGCCGAACGGAGGCGTAACGAAAGAACAATTCAACAAAATGTCGTATGGTGAACGAGTCAAGTTATATAACGAGGATAAAGAACTGTACGACCAGTTAACGAACGGAGGAGAATAACAACATGCCTACAAGTGCAAACGCAACAAAATTAGCAAACCTTGTCAATCCCGAGGTTATGGGGGATATGATTGCGGCAGGCTTGCCGAAAGCAATCAAATTTACGCAAATTTGTAAAATCGACAACACTCTTGAAGGTCGTCCCGGTAGCACTATCACGATTCCGGCGTTTAAGTACATCGGTGATGCACAGGACGTGGCCGAAGGTGCTGCAATCGACGTATCTAAACTCGAAGCAAGCACGGCAAAAGTATCCGTAAAGAAAGTCGGTAAAGCGGCAGAAATTACAGACGAAGCGGCTTTATCCGGATACGGAGACCCGGTTGGTGAAACACAGCGTCAGCTGTTGATGTCTATCGCAAGCAAGGTCGATGAAGATATTGTAACGGCGTTGGGAACGACAACGCTTACTGTTACGGATACAAACGAAATCTCGTATGACGGAATCGTAAACGGAGTAGATAAATTCGCAGAAGAAAGCGACGTATCCAAGGTGCTTTTCATTCATCCTGAACAGTTGTCGAAAATCCGTAAGGACCCGGCTTTCATTGATAAGACTAAATACGGCGGTGATTTAATGATGACCGGAGCAATCGGATCCATTTGCGGTTGCGAAGTCGTTGTATCTCGCCGTGTACCGAAAGCCGGCGGCAACTTCACCAATTTCATGGTACAGATGAGTGCGGCAGCAACAGACGGACAGCCTGTAATGCCGGCCGTAACCATTTACGTTAAGAAAGCAGCAGACGTTGAAACAGACCGTGATATTTTGGCAAAAACAACGGTTATTTCGGCGGCAGAACATTACGCAGTGGGCTTAACGAATCCGGCTAAAGTATTAAAAATGACATTCAAAGCCGTATAACATAAGGAGGGGTATCAATGGGTATGCTGATTAGGCGGCACCGAGAAACGGCCGCAGATATAGACATGGAGCAGTCGGAAGTGATGAACACCGAGAACGTGGACGTTCAGGAGGAAGAGCCTTTGACGGAAGAAGTGCAGGCCGATGAAGATGCACAAGCCAATCAAGTGAAGACGACAAAAAAAGTAAGTAAGAAGGCCCAGGCCGATGAATAAGTACACGGAGAAGGTTATCACGCTTGCCGAAGACTTGACCGGATGCCCGGATGTCGCCGCCTTTGAAACCTCGATTGATTTTATCTCCGAGGTTGTCGAACGGAGCATACTCAACGATATAAATCAGACAGAGATTCCCGTTGAACTTGAACGAGTTGTCATATATCGAACACTTGGAGAGTTAATCAAAATGCAGGGCAAAAATATTCTTGGTGATGCCGATGACATGGCGAAATCAATTGAAATTGGCGATACGAAAATCGAGTTTAACGGCGAGCCTTTGTCCGTGCGTCTAGCTACATTAGCAGATGCATTGACGAATTACGGCAAGGGGGAATTGGCGTGTTACCGACGGCTGAAATGGTAAAGCGAGCGAGGCAACAACTCGAAAAAATGTACGAGATGAGTGCGTTCGTGTATGCCGATGTGAGCAAGCAAGATGAAGACACGGGCATCGTTACGTCTAAGCTGAAGAACACGGGCATATACCCTTGCCGTATATCGTATAAGACAAGCACGACCGGAACGGGTGAAGGGGTGGCATCCTTCACCCAGTCTATCGTGCTGTTTACATATCCGGATGCGAAGATTCCGAAAGGGTCACGCATTGCCGTGTCGCATAACGAAGGGGTGACCTGGTACAAGGCGGCATCCACTCCGGCACAATACGATACGCATCAGGAAATTCAACTCGAACTACTGGAGAAACGATAATGGCGAACGTCGAATTTGATATTCGAGAATTTGAATCTTTTTGCAATAAGGTACAGGAACTGGACGGCAAGGCCGATACGACACGAGTATTAGAAGCCGGCACGAATCAGTTAGCGGCCTTATATGTAAGAGAAGCAAAAAAGCGAACGCCTGTCGGCAAGCGAGGGTCAGTCAAAGCCTTTATGGGTAGAGATAAAAACGGCAAGGCGATATATCTAACGTACCACTACAACACGCAACAAACACGGAATTCGTGGCGAGTGGATGCAGCTAAGATAACCGGAACGACGGCGGCGGCTAAAGTGTACAACACGTCCCGGTATGCGTCTTTCGTAGATGAAGGGCATCGTCAAGAAGTGGGTCGGTATGTTCCGATGTTAGGCACTCCGATTGGCGGCGTGGTACACGGGGCAAGACTCAAAAAGCCCTGGGTCGAAGGGCTACATATGACCGAGGCGGCCGAAAGCGTCGTGGATAAGAACGCCGGGAGGATTCTCGACAGGGTTGTCAGGGGGTATTTACGTGAACTCGATAAGTAACATTATTACGGGCATTGCGACGGCCGTTCACAAGGAAACAGGGCGACCGGTATACCTCGAATTTAAGGAAAACGGGGCCCAATTCCCGTGCTTTTATATTAGCCTTGTCAATTCGTCCGAGGATTTACACGTTTCTAGCCTGTACGACAGGACGAACGATTTCGAGATACTCTACTTTCTTAACGAAGAGGATTTACCCGAGGACGTGCGAGGCGAACTTCACGACGTGGGCGAACGACTGTATTCGGCCTTAGAGTACATAACGGTCGACGGCCAACTGATGAGAAGTAAAAAGCGTTCGTATAAGGTGACGGACGGCGTGATGCATTTTCTGTTGACCATTGAAGATATACGACGCAAAGCCGGGAAACGACAAGAGGCGATGCGTCAAGTCGGAATCACGGAAGGAGTTAAAAATGGAAACAACGGCCAATAAAAACACGGAAGTCGCCGTAAAGGAAGAGCCGAAGAGCATCGTCGAGCGGTTCGATAAGGTGACTATATTACAATCTGACCGATTCAAACGGTATCGAGATATTCTTGATACTGTATTGAATTCCGGGCAGTTATATGGAGCGGATGAAGTAGACAAGGTGCTAAGCGATGCACTTGCACACCGGGTGTATAAGTCCGTTAATGAATAAGGAGGGAACAGCGTAATGGCATTAGGCGGCGGAACGTTCTTGTTCCATAACAAGGTTTTACCCGGCACATATATTAATTTTGTGTCGAAAGTACGAACGTCGGCAGAAGTATCCGACCGAGGGTTTGGGGCAATGATGCTTGAATTGGATTACGGCCCGTCGGGTACGGTATTCAGAGTCGATGCAGATGAATTCCAAAAGAACTGTATGCAGTATTTTGGCTATGACTACACACACCCGAAAATGAAAGGCCTTAGAGATTTGTTCACAGGCCTTAAAACGGGATATTTCTATCGTCTTAATAGTGACGGGGCTGTCGCATCTTGCACGCTTGCTAAAGCGAAGTATGCAGGCATTAGAGGCAATGCGTTGGGGATTTCGGTACAGTCGGATCCGGATAATTCCGGAGCCTTTATCGTCACAACGTACATGACGACAGACAACAATCGTCAAGCAGTGGCAAAACAGTCTGGTGTAAAGACGGCTGCGGACCTTGTCGACAATGAGTATTTGAAATTCGAGAAGTCGGCTACACTGGCGGCAACTGCTTACACGGCACTTACCGGCGGCACGAACGGAGCAGCCGTTACCACACAGAACTATCAGGACGGCCTGGAAATGCTTGAGCCGTACTATTTCAACGTGCTTGGTTATGCCGGTTCTGATGACGCTATCAAGGGCCTTTTAATTAACTTCGTGCATCGTTGCAGGGTACAGACGGGGGCAAAATTCCAATTAGTTATCCACGGCAAGCAGGGCGTGAATGATGAAGGCGTTATATCGGTATTAAACGACGTTACAGACAGCGGAGCAGAAAAAGGCAGTGCCGTATACTGGGTAACGGGTCAAGAAGCGTCGTGTGCAATTAACGAAACGGTCGGCAACCGTAAATACACAGGCGAATACATGATTAACACGAAGTACAAGCAATTCGAGTTGGAACAGGCGATTAAAAACGGCATGTTTATGTTCCATTCCGTAACGGATTCTGTAGGCGGTAACGTCACGGGTGAAGTCCGAGTATTGAAAGACATTAATACGTTTACGGAATTCACGAAAGAAAAGAGCCGTGATTTTTCGCTTAATCAGGTTATCCGAGTACTCGATAACTGGGCCATCGATGCAGCACGTTTATTCAACAAGACGTATCTCGACAAGGTACAGAACGATGAAGACGGCCGCAAAGCGTTGTGGGCTGATTTGGTTTATTTAGCCGAAGAATATCAGCGTGTGCGTGCGATTCAGAATTTCGACGATAAAGATATTCCCATTCCGTCGCAAGGCGATAACAAGGAAGATGTTTTGGTCGACGTTCAATTACAGCCGACGGTTTCGATGGAAAAACTGTACATGACCGTCGTCGTAGCGTAAAGGAGGGAACACAATGCCGGATGCAATCAGAACAATGGAAGCGGCCGACGTAATCAGTGCTAAGTTAGCCAACTGCTATATAATCGTTGGCAGCACTCGTAAATTATTGTTCCAGGCCAAAGATTTAAAGGCCACGGTCAAAAAGAACAAAAAACAAGTGGCAATCCTGGGCCGCATGATGAAGGGGAACAAATCCACGTCGCTTGAAGGAAGCGGCAAGCTGACAATTTACAAGAACACGTCGATTTTCGACGATATGATTGAAAACATGATGAAGAGCGGCACGGATACGTATTTCGATATGCAGGTAACCAACGAAGACCCGACCAGTCACGCCGGGTCACAAACGGTTATCTTGAAAGGCTGCAATATCGATGAAGGTACCGTCGCTAACTTCAACGCAGACGGAGAGTGGCTCGAGGACGAAATTAATTTTACGTTCGAGGACGTAAAATGGGCCACAAAGTTTAAAGAATTGGACGGAATGAAGGCATAGGGCCTTCATTCCTTTTCTTTTTATATGTAGACGAAAGGGGCAAAAAGAATGGCAGAAAATTTCAGTGCATTTTTGAAAGAGAACGTAAAAATCGAAAGTGAAGTTGGATATGTAGCGTCAGACCGATTCACGGACGAAAACGGCAAGCCGATTGAGTGGAAAATCAAAGTGCTGACGACCAAAGAACTCGATAGAATCCGTGACCGTCACACAAAAAAGGTCCTCGTACCGGGTACCCGTGAATACAAAGAACGATTCGACAACGAAGGATTTAACTCGGATCTGATTACCGAAACTATCGTATACCCGACTCTCGACGAAGTCGAATTACAAAACTCTTGGGGTGCAAACGACCCTGGCGAATTGTTGAAAGTTATGTTATTACCCGGCGAATATGCTGATTTGGCTAGTGCCGTATCCGAGGCACAGGGCTTTAAAGTCGGCCTCGATGACAAAATCAAAGAAGTAAAAAACTGATAAAGACGGACGACCCGGAAACCTCGTTTGCGTACTTAGCCTTTGTAAAGTACGGCATCAGGCCGAGGGCGTTCGTCAACATGGATGAGAACGAAAAAGCCGCCGTAATCGCCTTTATGAACTATCACGTACAGGCCGAGAAAGCGGAAATGGCTAAAATTGGGAAGGGGTAGCACATGGCAACTATTAACAACTATATAAAGCTGTCGACGAACATTCCCGACGCAATGGACAGGGCGGCACAGGCTACCCGGAAAGCATCAAACGGTATGAACAATCTAAGCGACCGAATGAAGAAGGTTGCGAGCGGTTCAACGGCTATGAGTGAACGCATGGGCGGTGCGTTCCAAATGATGGTCGGTAGTTTAGCAGCCAGTGCGGTAACGACTGCGTTATCCACCATACAAAACGGCATCTCGTCGCTCATGGGAACGGCCGAAGAATACGCCGGGATACAAGCTCGTATGAATTTGGTTACGGGTAGTCAACAGAACGCTATCATTCTGAATGAACGCATTTATCAGTCGGCACAAAAGGCCCGAGGCGGTTATTTAGATATGGCCAACGCCGTGTCACAATTGGCTATGTCGGCCCATGATGCCTTTCCCGACCCGAGGGAAGCGGTCGACTTTATGGAAGGCGTTCAAAAGCTGTTTGTTATCGGCGGTAGTAGTAAGGAAGCCCAAAAGAATGCCATGTTACAGTTAACACAAGGCATGGCATCAGGGCAGTTACAAGGTGATGAATTCCGAAGCATCGCCGAAAACGCACCGCTTATTGAGAACATAATCGCCAAAACTATGGGCGTAAGCCGTGGAGAACTTAAGCAATTAGCCGCCGAGGGTAAAGTTACCGCCGAAGTTATTAAGAAGGCTATCGGCGAGAATATGGAAGAAATCAACGCACAGTTTGAAACGATGCCGAAGCGTTGGGGCGACCATTTTACAATGATACAGAACAGGGCGTTAAAGGCGTTCACGCCTGTATTTGAAGGCATTTCACAATTAGCGAATAGTGATGCTGTTCGGCAAGCCGTAGAAGGAATAGCCGAGGCCCTGGAAGCGTTAGCACCCGTATTTTGGGTTATCGTTCGAGGCGTTGATGCGGCTATCAATACAATTGTATGGGCCTTTAACGGCATGGCCAACTTCGTGCGTAATCACATGGTTGCATTGAAGATTGCCGCCGTGGTATTAGCCGGAGCGATTACAGCGTTAGTGATTCCGCTTGCGTCGAGTGCCTTTGCTATGGGAGCGGCGGCTGCGGCAACAATAGCTAAGACAATTGCGGACTTTGCGGAAACGGCGGCAATCCGTGCGTTAACGGTCGCTCAAGACGGGTTAAACGTGGCCCTTGCAGAATGCCCGATAACATGGATTATAGCCGGTATTGTTGCCATTGTAGCATTGGTGTTCTTGGCTGTTGATGTGTTCAATTATTTTGCGGATACGTCGGTATCTGTTACGGGCCTTGTTGGAGGCTTGTTCGGAATTCTGGGCGGCGTGATATACAACACGGTTGTATTCGTGTGGAATATTTTTGCGGCCCTGGCGAACTTCTTTGCTAATGTATTCCGTGACCCGTTGGCGGCTGTTGCCAATTTGTTTATCGATATATGGAACGGTATCGTCGGGTATGTAAAAGCGGCCGTAAATGCCATTATTGACCTTATCGGGAACATTCCCGGGATTAAGTCCGTTATTGGCGGTGCGATTGACCATATCGGGGAAAACGTATTACAGGCCGAGCACTTCGCTGTTTCCGGCGGTGAGGTTACGGTCGCACAAAAAATGGAATACGGGAACATTTCAGAATTCGCTCAAACCGGGTACGAAATTGGCGACGGGATTGGTGACCGTATCGGGGATATGTTAAAAACGCCCGATATTTCTAATCCTGGCGAATACGATGCATCAAAGATTGAAAGCGGTGTCGGTAAGGACGGAGCGGCCGGAGGAAGTGGCAGCAAAGAAGCGGCAAAGAACGCTAAACAAACAGCAGATAACACGAAGCGAATCGCCGATAAAATCGACATGACGGAAACGGAAATTAAAGAGCTGCGAGATGCAGCCGTCCGCTCCGCATTAAGCAAATTCACAAAACAAAACACGGTCGTAAATATCAGTAACGACGTGACAATCAATAACGATACCGATATGGACGGATTCGTATCGGATCTTCGGAAGGGTATCGAACAGGCCGTGAACGGGCAAAGACAGGGGGTCGGTATCTAGTGTATTACATGTACCTTGACAGAATGGAGATACCGATACCGCCGGCCGAAATGACCACGACTATCGCCGGTAAGAATGAAACAATAGACCTTATCGGCAAGGGTGAAGTCAATATCATTAAGCCGCCCGGACTTACGGAAGTCAGCTTCAAATTCATGTTGCCTAATAGCAGCTACCCGTTCAATCAGTCGACACTGTTTAAGGGCCGTAAGGCGAAATACTACTTTGACGAATTGGAGAAGTTAAAGAAGAAAGGCGTTATACAATTCATCATGGTTCGTATGAGTCCGAAAGGCTCGATGCTCGGCATGAATAATATGAAATGTACCCTCGAGGACTGGACTCTTGAAGATTCGGCCGACGAAGGGTTCGACATGTATGCGACCGTAAAATTAAAGAAATGGAAGGACTGGGGAGCGAAACGCATCGAGGTCACGACGGATGAAAACGGAAAGGTAACAGGAACGGTACAAGGCGATAGGCCGACAACGGGCAAGGAAGTACCGAAGGCCGTAAAGAGTGGATTCGGGGCAACACTTCAACAAGTTGTGCGGACTCAACTCGGTAATCCGGATAACCTATTCGCCATTGCGGCGTTAAATAAAATCGCCGTTCCGGCCCTTCTGACGTACGGGCAGCTGATTAAGCTAAAAGACGAATCACTCGCCGAGAAGGTACAGAACGGGGGTCGGATGACGTAATGGCAGACGAACAGAAAAAGGAAGAGCCGAAAAAATCGGGCCGGGTACTCACAAAGTACCCGATGCCCGTACCCTTGGAGTATCAATGCGTCATTACGAACAAGGACAAGACGTTTTTATGCGACGTACTGGATGATGTACAACTGACCAGGGGCATTGATTGCGAGCCGTCGAAACTCACGATAAAAATCCCGAAAGATGACATACTGGACTTCACGGAAGGCAATCACATCGAGTTTAAAGTAAACGGCGAATTGGTGTTTGTGGGAACGGTATTCGAGAAGAGCCGGGACAAGTCGGCGATTATCTCCGTGACGGCTTACGACCAGTTACGATATTTAAAAAACAAAGATTGTTACGTGTACGGCGATATTACGGCCACGGACCTCATTAAGAACATTGCCGAGGACTTTGGGTTGAAAGTCGGGGAAATCGACAACACGGTTTATAAATTCCCGGCCAAACCGCAACGCCTTGAAAAGGACAAGACCCTTGCAGATATTATTCAAAGGGCCTTGGACCTTACGACCGTACAGACCCAAAAATATTACCAACTGTACGACGACGGCGGTCAGCTGATGCTGAAATCGGTCACCGAGGGAATGAAGACCGATATATATATCGATGATGATTGCATGACGGATGTCGATTATAAGACTTCTATCGACAAAGACACATACGACATGATAAAGGTTTATCGCACTGTTCCCGACGGAGCGAGAAAAGTCTTGAAGAATACGTACGTCGAAATGGACAAGGAACATATCGAGGAATGGGGCCGCCTTCAATGCGTATTGGTTCCCGATGCCAAAGATGTGGATGCCGTTAAGCGAGCGGCCAACATGTTAAAGCTAAAGAATAGAAAGACCCGGGATATACGATTAAAAGGCGTCATCGGGGATATTCGAGTTCGTGGCGGTTCTTTGTTGTACATCAACAAGAACTTCGGAGACGTAAATATCAATCAGTACATGATGGTTGAGTCCGTCACACACACGTTCAAGACCGGGGTACATTTAATGGACCTTGATTTATTCGTAACTTACGAAGAAGAACGCAAGACGGAAGTCACGAAGAACGAAGATGCGGAAGCCGTGAAGAAGATACAGGCGTCACAAAAGAAGTCGGAGGCACGGCATATGGGCATCGGAGGTATGGCCACGGGAAGCGGTACAGCGGCACAGGTCGATACGGCATTTTCCATGAACGACGGCAGGGTCAGCCCGTATGGTTCTGTTGGATGTGCGGATACGGTGTGTGCAGCCGGGTCGTGGTATAACAAGGACCTTGCGGACGAATATAACAAAGGTACCGCATCCGTACCGACCCTTCGAGGAAACTTAGAGGCGAAGGGATACGTTACAGAGTCGTTCAACGGGTACGCCAACAAAGGCGATTTATTGATATACGGCGACGATGACCATGTCGTTATTGCTGACGGTGCAGGCGGTTGTTTCGGCAACTCGTCGAGTAAAGGATACGCCATGCATTACGGCGATGCCGCTTACGCCTGGGGTAACGGTGAGTATCCGACGAAGGTTATACGAATGGGGGCGACGTAAATGCATAACGATTACAATCGCATTGTAGATGCGATGAAGGGCATCGTCGTTAATACGCTTTCCGACTTGGATATGTCAGACATTCTTGTCGGGGAAGTTACAGGCGTGGACCCGTTGGCGATTACGGTCGACCAAAAAATCACAATCCCGGAATCGAATATATTGCTAACAAAGAACACGTGCGAACATACGATAGAGATGAGCGTTGACCATATCACGGAAGACGCAAGCGGAGGTAGTGGCGATGCCGCCTACGCTCCGCATCATCATGGGTATGTAGGGCGTAAAAAATTCTTGGTTCATAACGGCCTTGTCCTTGGCGACAAGGTCATTTTATTGCGTGAAAGCGGCGGCCAAAGGTATATAGCCCTTGACCGTTGGTACAATCCCGATAGGGGGTGCACAACGAAATAGCGAATGAATTATTACCGACTTCGGCAACGCAAGGTTCGCCGGAGATTATACAGACCCGTCAGCCTTCGTATACATACAACATTGAGTTCAAGGCCGACGGGCAAATAAACGGGTTTACAGACGGGCTAAAAGCCATGAAGTTAGCCGTATTCAAGATATTAAGTACGGAGCGATACCGTTATCCGATTTATTCATGGAATTACGGCATCGAATTGGAAGACTTATTCGGACAGCCGATACCGTATGTTTACGCCGAGTTGCAACGTCGCATCACGGAAGCACTTGAAGACGACGACAGAATCATATCGGTTACGGGATTCGAGTTTAGCCATGACGATGGAGATGTATTTGCAACGTTTGACGTGGAAACGATATTCGGAACGCTTGAGAATATCACAAAGGGGGTGAGCGTTTAAATGTACGAAAACATGACCTTCGATAAAATCGAAAAAAGGATGTTAGCCCGAGTCAGATCTACTTTCGATAAACGAGAAGGGTCGATTATTTACGATGCGACAGCACCGGCCGCTTTGGAGTTGGCCGAGGCTTATATCATGGCTAGGGTCATACTCCGACAGACGTTCGCCACGACAGCGGACAGGGAATTTTTAACGCTCCGAGCCGCAGAGTTTAATATTTACCCGGAAGCGGCCACACCGGCCGAGGTGCTCGGTCAATTCGACATTCCGGTGCCGCTATATACCCGGTTCAACTCCGGCAATTACAACTTCATTGTGACGGAGCTTGTCGATGACAACGACCATACATATAAGATGAAATGCGAACAGCTTGGCCGAGGCGGTAACACAACAATCGGAGATATTACACCGATTATTCCCGTCAACGGGCTAACGAGTGCCAAAATCACAAAAGTCATTACGCCTGGAGAAGATGAAGAAGACACGGAAACGTTCCGAGAACGGTATTTCGAGGCTTTGAAGTCGAAAGCCTACGGCGGAAACGGAGCGGACTATAAAGAAAAAACGCTTGCCATTCCCGGCGTTGGCGGTGTGAAAGTGTTCCGCTGTTGGAATGGCGGCGGTACGGTTAAGCTTGTAATTATTAATACCGAGTATGAAGTACCCGACGAGGGCCTCGTTAAGGAAGTTCAAGAAGTCATGGACCCGACGCCGCAGGGTAAGGGGTACGGCCTTGCTCCGATTGGCCATACGGTAACGGTTAAGGCCGTAACAGCAACGCCTATTCCTGTATCCGCATCCGTGATACTTGGCAAGGGCGTTAGCATCGAAGATGTAAAACCCGTGGCAGAAAAGGCCATAAAAGAGTATTTCGCCAAAGAGCGGGCCGCCTGGGGCAAGAAGTCCGACACGGAGGGAACGACCGTCAGACCGGCTTATATTCTGATGTCCTTATTGAACATTCCCGGGGTTGTCGACGTAACAAGTGTAAGAGTCAGAGGCCTGGAAGAGAATACGGGCGTGGGTGCCGAAGCTGTTCCGGTATTGGGAACGCTCGAACTCACGAAAGTGGGTGCATAGCGTGAATTTAAAGCGTGATATTGATATATCAAGATACCTTACGCCGGTAAGTCGTGACAGCCTCGACGTTCAGGAAATTATGCGAATTGAAAATCCCGAATTCAGGGCGTTATGGGATGCGATGTGCGATATTCTCATTAATCAGTACATAAGCACGGCCACGGGGTACGGCCTGGAGCAGTGGGAAGCGATTTTTGACGTTCTACCCGGAGTCAATGACACGGTCGAGGTACGGCGTGACCGCATCATGACGTTACTCGGAGGCAGTAGGCCGTACACGCTTAAAAAGCTGCAAGAACTCTTGAACGACCAGTTCGGCATCGGGAATGTATTACCCGAAATCAACGGCGATAAATACGAAATATGGTTTACGTTGTCAAGAGATGTGGCCAATCGAGTACAAGAAATATACGACTGGGCCGAGCCGATTATCCCGAAGAATTTAATCATGAAATCACAAAGCGAGCAGTCGAGTACGGAAACAATTTACTTCGGCGGCCGTGTCGTGGCCGAAAGCGTGAACGAGGATATATCGATTAACCGAATGAACGAAATCCGGGAACGGGTTTATTACGGCGGCCGCTTGGCACTTGAAACCGTATAAGGGATAGAAAGGAGCAAAAAATATGTGGAGCGAAGCAAAACTGACCAATGCCGGAAAAAAGATTCACGCCGAGTTATTGGCCAATAAGATGAAGCTGAAAATCGAGGAAATATGGTTCGGCGACGGGGCTGTTAGTGACATTGAACAGGCGACAGACCTGGGGCATAAGAAGATAAAGGCCGATATTATCAGCGTTATTCAAGACGGAGTCGATTGCAAGGTGCGGTTTAGAGTATCGAACAGAGGTATTCAAGATGCGATTACGCTGCGTGAAATTGGCTTTTATGTACGAAATGCCGACGCACAACTGGTGTTGTTTTCAGCCATGACGGACGACATGCCGGCGACATTGCCGGTTATGGGGGCTAACGGCGAAACACGTCACACGCTTACCGTGGCTTTCGGGTATTCCAATGCCGAAAATGTAACCGTCGACGGCACAGTTACCGAAGGATTATCAGCCGATGAAGTACGGCAGGAAATAAAAACGCACGACGAAGCCACGGATGCACACAAGAAGCAATTCGACAAGAAGGCCGATAAGGCCGATTTTATGGCGTTTAAATCGAACGTTATTGATATTGTGGGCGGCCACAAAAAGCCGTTAGTTATGAAGTCAATTATTGACTGGGAACGGATGAAGAGCCTTAATAACGGGGTCGACGTGCGGACAGTGAATAACGCTAATACGGGAATCACGGCATACGGCGGTGATGCAGTTAATTATGATTTCCATCGTGGTGACATTTACTTATCGGAAGATTTTACGAAATTCGATAAGATTCTCATCATAAGCACTGATGATACCGCATCAGTCCGAGGTTCCAAATGTTACGATATGTGTGTTTTTGATTATCTTATGAGTCAACCCGGGCCGATTGATATAGGGCCGAATAATAACAACGTATGGCAAATCAATCCGAGAGTACAGACGGCAGCACTCGGACGCTCCGGGATAGTATCGACAAATACACTTCTTGCTATATACCTTCAAAATACCGCTATTATTGACATTGTCGGCATTAAGTACGAAAGGGTATAGCGATGATACATTTCGACGACGAATTACACATCGGGTCGGACTGGGCGAGGAATTACGTTATCCCGGCAGAGAACGGCGACTATTCAGCCGCCAGTGTTGTAATGAAGGTCCGAGCGATGAACGGGGTTCTAATTATGCAAGGCGAATGCCGAATGAACGGGAACACGGCCGAGGTTCGGATCCCGTCATCGGTAAGCCTTCAAGCGAATCCGAAAGTCATGCACGCAAAGTACGATGTATTTATTCATACGCCCGAATGGACGTATAAAATCGTCATGGGAAAAATGACGATAATAAGAGATGTTTCGATGCATTAATCCGCATCACCAAAGAGGGGGAACAAAAAAATGGAAGAAAAACAAAAAGTAGAACTCACATTACCGAATCCGCTGAACATTGCCGTGCAGGTCCCGGGCTTACCCGGTAAGGACGGAAAAAGTGCGTATGAAGTGGCCGTCGAACAGGGCTTTGTCGGCACAGTTGACGAATGGCTCGAAAGCCTTCACGGACAGAATGGCAGTAACTCCGAGCCGGTCAGCATGAACTTTCCGGCAGTGTATCAGATGATGAAAGCTAGAGCAATGAAAGTCGACAGCGATGGCCTCGAGGACCTTCTCAAAGCGTTGTTACGGGAAGTTATTCCCGACGGTCGCTATACGTCGTATCTTGCTGAATTCAAACTCGTTGACGGTACGTCGGTTGCTGTCGGTGATACGGTCGTGCATGTTGAAGGGCAGCCCGGTTTTTACGTGGTCGACACGAACGGAAATCGTCAGATGATACCCGACAGCGGACGGCTCGACTTTGCACTCATGCAGCCGTTCGACGGTAACGAAAAGATTCTCACAATGGAGTATCCGAACAGTAACGGCGGTACGGCCGCTTCGCTTACAATTCCCGCAGTACAGACGGGGGGAAGCGAAGAAGAGTTGTTCAATGAGAACGGCGTGAAGATTTATCGACGTGCAGATGGACAGGCGGTTATCGAATTTCCGGTATACGCCATGTTCGACACGATATATAGCAATCCGAATCTTGACTCACTTCACTTCGACAGCCTTGAGCTTAACGAACTTTCGGGCGACGGCGATGACATTACAATCACGGGCATGATGCTACTTGCGAAGCTGACGACAAAAGCGTATTTCCCGAGAGATAAAGAAATGCCCAGGCACGTTATGCTGCCTAGTCAGCCCGAGCGGCTTAACCTCGAATTCAGGAGAAAAGGACACGCAGAAGGGTACGCCGACGACGTGTTCAGTTGGGCGAATATCGACTGCGACGGCTCGACGTGGGACAACGGCGTAGGAGTCAGCTACGTTAAGCAGGACAGACTGTAAGGAGGTTGCCTATGTGGACATGGAGCTTTGAGCTCGCCGACGTTTTGACGACGCTCACGATTATAAGCATTATAAGTGCGGCTGCTTATCGGTTAGTTCTGTTGCCGATTCTTCAAAAACTTGATGTTGAGCGGATTCAAGATAGGACATTCTTCTCTGACAAGTACGATACTCTCATCGAGACGCTTAAAGAGCTGAAAGAAGAGATTAAACTCTCAAGACAGGAGCGAATGCAACAAGCACAACGTCATCTCCAGCTTGTTGGACGGGTTGACGTGTTAGAGGCTCGTGTAAATGATTTACGCAATGAGCTTCACGAGAAAGAGAAGAAATCATGAATATCGACAGAATTAACATAGCTGACTTGATGGTCATTGCAGGGCTTATAATAAGCCTTGTAATGGCCATTTTGTTTAACCTGAATGAACTCGCAATGAGTATCGCTAGTGGCCTTCTAGGCTATATCGGCGGGGCTAAGACCGCCGTTCATAAAACGGAAAGGAGTGATAAGGAATGAGAGAAGTAACATTACACGAGTTAAAGTCCTTGGCTAAGGCTGCCTACTGGGATTTATGGAACGGGGCAAGAAGTCTTGATCGTGACGTTAAGCTGTATATTCATTGGACGGCAGCTCGTTATAATCAGACGTTCGATGAGTATCATATAAACATCACTGGTGACGGCAGGGTGTTTGTATCAACGAATGATTTAGCTGAGGTCAAATCGGCAACGTATCGGCGTAATACCGGCAGTATAGCCATTACGCTTTGTTGCGCTTACGACGCAACGGGTCCCGATAACTTAGGACCGTATCCGCCGACAGAAGTACAAATCAACGCAGTGTCGCAAGTTATATGCGTCCTAGCTGATGCACTGGATCTTACGATTGACCTTGATAGGGTTATGACTCACGCCGAAGCGGCCGACAATGAAGACGGCCTGAATACTCATGAAGATTACGGCCCGAACAGTACCTGTGAACGGTGGGATTTGTGGGTACTCCGCAACGGCGAAGAACCCGGCACAGGCGGCAACCAGTTGCGAGGTAATGCGAACTGGTACAGAGCTTATGGTAATTTACAGAATATTTAATGTATTATAAGGAGCGATAATTATGGACAAAAAACAAATCTTGAACATTCTTGCTAAGGAAGCGGCACAGGCGGCAAAAGACCAAGCAACGGCAACGCTTGCGGCGTTATCGGCAGAGGATTTACGACCGCTTGTTGCAGAACAGCTTAAGACGATTACGGCACCGTTACAGGCAGAAATCGAAACGACTCAATCCGTATGGGTGAAGATTCGTA